TTCGGTTAGCAGGGTGCTGTCCTAACATTACGCATAACGGCTGCGGGTAGCCGTTCGTAGCGGACTACAAAGAACGTAAGTATCAAACTATAAATAAATTACAATATGAGTACAGAACAATCGAAAACAACTGAAACCGCTATGACGGCTGACCCGTTGTTGGCAGCAGTTAATTATTTTGATAACGAAATTCAGAATAATTTTAAAGCAGATTACGGTTTTACTGCTCCGCACAGAACACCAACAAAGTGTAAAAATCCAGTTTTTGCAGACCATTATTTGCACCGTATAGCAATAATGAAAGACTTTCATTTAGGTAGCAAAGGAGATATCGACGAAAACGGAATGAAAGGATATGTATCAAAATTTATTTGTACTGGATGCGGAAAGAAGTTTAAAATCAATAAAATTAAAGGATATTTTCATCCAGACGCAAAGGAGGTTTAATTGCTGCCAACGGCTGCGGGTATGACCAGTGGCGGATTACGAGTACAAAACTTTCAAAATACGATACAGAATGAACGAAGATACAAACTTACAAATTACACAGAAGCTGCCATTGGTTATACCCGATGTTAGCAACTGCCCTTTTTCTATTGTCTTTAACGAGGATTGTGTGCAAGGTTTAAAACGCTTTGCAGATAATTACTTTGATTTGGCAATAGTTGACCCGCCTTATATGGATGGCGATAATAAGGCACTAAACACGCTTGGAACGAATAGAACAAAGTATAATATTGAAACATTTAATATTGCACCGAAACAAGACTACTTTGATGAATTATTTAGAGTATCTAAAAATCAAGTTGTATGGGGAGGAAACTACTTTACAGATTTTTTGCCTGTTTCAAGATGTTGGCTTATGTGGGATAAAATACAAGATTTGGAACAGTTTTCAGACTTTGAATTGGCTTGGACTTCATTTGATAAAGTGGCAAAAAAATACACAAAAGTTTCAAAGGGAGGGTTTTTAACAAATGGAACTATTGACCATAAAATACACCCAACTCAAAAACCAGTTGGTTTATATGATTGGATACTTCATAAATACGCTAAGGAAGGAAACTTAATTTTAGATACTCACGTAGGAAGTGGCTCATCAAGAATTGCCTGTGAAAAGGGCGGATTCAATTTTATAGGTTATGAAATTTCACAAGAATATTACGAGAAACAAGAAAAGCGTTTTAAAAACTTCACGGCTCAGCTGCGGCTCTTTTATGGTTGTTGCTAACTCATGTATTATTGCAATTGCATAAAAAATATAAAATTCACAATTAAAAACAAAACATAAAAATGAAACAAGGAGAAAATCAAGTTAGAATTGCTGAAAACCCGATTTATGAATTGAATTACGATAACATAAAATCAATGGATGACGTGGTTTTTGCAATTAAATTATTAGGACTTACTTTTAAAGGATATAATCCGCTTTATACTTCGGAGCAAGGGGGTAAATTACTAATAAAAAAGAAATTAAAATAAAATATTAAATTATGGCAAAAGAACAAAAGAAATTTGATTTTACTAAAACATTTGATATATGATAGATAACTTCGATCAAATATTAGGATTTATGGAATTTGATACTGAAGATCAATTCTATTATTTACAATTAATTAAACGTAAAAAAGAAAACGAAGATATAGGATCAAACTCTAAAGTAATTAAAAACTATTATATAAAATCAAAAGAACAATTAATATCAAAGAAAAAAGAAATAATTGATATATGTACTTTAACAAATAGTAGAGCTATGATAAGACTAAATAGACGTAGCTTTAAAAGAGTAGGTTTAAAAGCATTAGAAAATATTGTTAATTCTATATCTTGTGAACAATATGAGTTTATAAAAAATTCCTATGATAGAGCTTGCGGTTTAGTAAATAGTGAAAAAAATAAAACTTGGATAGTAGATATAGATGCTCAGGGGCTTCGTTATACAGAAGACGTTAAATATGCAATTAGTTTATTAAATCCACTACACACAACTGTAACAATATCGTCAAAAACAGGTTTTCATTTAATAACAAAACCATTTAATACTCAAGTATTTTATGAAACATTAGAACAAATGTGTACTAAGGAATTAATTAATAGTTTAGAAATACATAAAGATAATCCAACAAATTTATTTATACCTTAAATTTTTTTATTTGAAAAAATAATTAAAAAGTTTTTAGGATTTTTTTAATACATGATGTTAGCCTATTTATATTTAATAGCATATAAGTTAACAAAAAGCACTACTTTTATACACTAAAGCATATAATTAATGAAATTACATGACTTAGAAATATGGTTTAATGAAAATAAAGATATTTTAAGGGAGTGTCAATTAAGTGTATGTGGTAAGGTTATAGATCCGAAACTTTTTGTTGAATCACATATAGCTATTCTAAAAAATAATAGCGGTAACCCTAGATACTTGCCTTATTATGATAGATTATTAGCTTATTACAATATAATGAGTAAAGCTAATTTGATACAAAGTAACTTATAATTGTTAAGATAATAATAGTCGTGTATTGTATAATATCTATCTTTTGTTTATTAAATATTACAGAATCTTGTTTATTTGTAACGTTTTGATAATTAGATAGTTGATACCTACACTCGTTAATTGTATCAACCTTTAAGTTTATTTCTTGCTTTAAATCTATAACATATGAGTTTAATGAATCACAATACTTTAGATCATTCATTATCTTACTTGCTGTTATCGTATCAAAACATATAAAATCGTCACTTTTCGTAACGCTTTGAGAAAAAGTCAAGAATGGTATCAATAGAATAAATAGTAGTATCTTTTTTAGGCTCATATATTACTTTTTTATCCTTATTGCACTTATTACAAGATATAAGGGCTACCAATAAGATAGCCCATATATACAACTTCATATTACTTATTTAAAAAAGACGTTGTTCTACTACCAACCAAAGCCATAGTACCTAAGATAACTACAGATATTAAAGAATTTAGATCTTGAAATCCAAAAATACCAATCATTTTAGCTATAATATCTGGTGTTGGGATAAGTATAGTTCTATCGTCAATAAGCCCATAAAGCAATACTAAAACACCTTGCGTTAATAAAAATACTACTGGGTTAGAAACCTTTAACTTATCTAACTGCTTAGCTAGCCACTCCTGTAATTTTGCAATAATTTCCATATATATTTATTTATACCAAAGATACAAAATTTATAGACTTATTCTTGGCTCATATACAACTTCTAATTCAAATCCTGAGTTATATTTATCATAAAGCATTTTTAAAGCCTTAGTAGAACCAATAACATCCTTTAATCCATCTTTATTTATATCTTTATGCTCTAATCCTATTAAAATACATCCTAAAGTGTGGTAGTAATAATTTCCAGCGTGAATAAGAATAGAAAACCTGCCATTTACATTTATTACCTCAAAATGATACCCATACTTTTTTGAGTACCTTTTTATACACCTGTACCTCCCAGTAGGAATACAACTAATCTCTTTCTTGTTATCCCTCCAAGGTAGTTCTAATGTTTTAAAAATATCATTACCTATACTAAGTTCACCTAGTATTTGCTTATTACTCTGCTCAAATCTTGTTAGCTTAGCTTTTAACATAAATTATCTAAACACTGCTTATCTATTTGAATAGACATTATTGTGTCAATAGTTGCCACATGATATTTATCCATTAATTTAATTTGATCGTTAAATTCACTTTCTAAAATTGTATCTCTTATTAAATTGAAAGAATTTACTTTTATATCAAAGTTTAATATTTCTAATTGAGCGCGTACCTGCATAGATAATTTATCAATATTCATATAAAATGATAAGGCTAAATTCTCGTCACACGTATCTTTCTTACATATAAACACACGTATAGGCATATTTAACTGAAATATTCTTTTAACACCATATCTATTTGTAATTTCTTCACTTATAACATCCCCAGTAAGATACCAATAATGGAAATCTGAAAGTTTCTGAAAGTCTAAAACCTGCTTATATTCATTATTAACTAATTTACAAGGATAAAATAAATCGTTTATTTCTTTTTTAACAACGTAGCCTAATGGTTTATTGGTAATTGGATATAATTGATCTAACTTATCTATAACTTGACTAATCATTTTGCTAAATTTAAAAATACTTCTTTTTGATATATAGCCTTAAAATAATCTATTTCACGTTTATTTATTTGAAATACATTACCATACTTACTATCTATATTACGCCTTAAATCAATAGCACGTTGGTTGCTTAATGAAACTACCCACTCATGCTTTGATACCTTTGTAGGTGTAGGAATACGACCATTATTAAAAGCTAATTGAAGTCCTCCTGTTAATTTGAAATTAACAAACTTATTAGGCCTACCAATAAAAGCCTTAAATTGCCAGTAACCTAAAGGAAAATACCTACCAAAATATCCTTTTTTACCAGTACTTTGTCTTTGTGCTTTATTAAAAGCCTTGAATTGATATACCTTTGATTTGCTGCTTACGTTATTTGGTACTATTTTCTTAACCCCCTTAATATTACCTATAACAGCTGGTTTCTTGCTATATTGAAATGTTTTGCCACTTGAATTTTGACCATTATCGAAAATACGCTTAGACATCATATCATGAGTAGCAAATGAAGCCATCTTTAAAGCATATTCAGAAACACTAGATAATTCATTATTTAGTTTTTTTATTTTAGATATATAATCCTTTATGGTCAATTTAAACAAACTTTAATATTAATATCCTGAATTTCTGCATGTTTCTCGTAGTAAGATATATATACTATATTTAAATAGTCAAATTGATTCTTTGTGAACCAAATTCTTACTATGGCATTAGTTGGCGAGTAGTCAGTTTTTGCTTGCATTCAAAACATATATTATCCATTGGAACATCCATATTTTTAAGTATAGCATCCATTTGCTCCCTATATTGCAGCTCATAGAAATCCCTACGCTCCTTTAATTGTTCCTTATCTATTGTATTATAATTTGTTCGCTCAGTATTATACATTGCATATGTAATTATTTCACTAGAGGCTTTATATATAATAGGTATAGCTAGTCTATTAGTATGTAAACATAGCCATTTATTAAAATCACATTCAATAGCATACTTTATAGACATGCCAGCTGTATGTCCAAGCCCGTACATATTACTTGTTATAAAAGAGCTACCATTCTTATAAACACCCTTTGCTCCAGTATATGTATCACAAGAGGCATAAGCATTTATAGAACATGTTTTGCATCCAGTTGCGCTAACGGTTGTTTTATAACTAATAATATCCGTTGTATCATATAAGAAAGCTAATTCTAAAATATTAGCATCAGAGCTATATGTTTTATTTACAGACAATACACTAACTTCATTAGCTACACTTGTTAATGTTAATGTGTCTAATAACTTATTTTGATACAAATCATAAACTAATACATCTACATCACCATTGTAATCAGTAAATAATTCAATGTCCTTTATAAATATACTTGTAAAAGTTCCTCTATTATTTAGTTTAACACTTATACCAGCAAACCCATTAGTGCTTGCCTTTGTTTGCATATTTTCATTATAATAGCCTATACGACCATTATCTTTTATTGTCTTTGATTTATATTTATTAGAGAAATGATTATGAATGTCATTAATAATCAAATCAGTAGCGTGTTTTATTTTACCTTCACCAAGCTCAATACCATCCACATAGTCTTGACCAGCAAATGTATTCAACTCAGAAAGTGTAACCCCACCGTCTTTAAGATACTTCCCACTAGACGGCTCATCACCCTCACAATATTTAATACCTATTAAATTATCAAAACATCCCATATTATAAAGTAATAAAGGGGGCTTTCGCCCCCCTTAGATTAAACAGCTTGAATCTTGTTTACAAAACGTACATTATGGTAGTTGTCACCAGTTTGAAATAAATCATTTGGTAAAGCAACTAATTTAGTACATGCAGCAACAGAGATAGTGATGTTTCCACAGTCATCCGTAACCTTTACATCCATTGGTGTACCAGTCTTAGGAGAAATAATAGAAAACATTGCATAGTTACCACTTCCCACTAACATAGGTACTCCGTTCTTCCATCCAGCTTGGTTGAAAGTCAATAAAGCGACAGCTCCTGGTTGTACTGCAACTGAATGAGCTTGACCTCCAAAAGCAGTAGCCACATCTCTATCGTAAACAGAAGCTAAACCATATTCAGCCCATAATTGACCAAGTTCAACTCCATTTGTAGCACAGCATCCAGCTTGTGCAAAACGCATTAAAGAGTTGATCTGAGTACCTCCAAAAATAACAGCTTGTGATCCAAAACCAGTCATTTGTAATGCATCTGCAATATCGTAGAATTTAGCTACATTAAACTCACTAGATGAATTTTGGTAATCAATCTGAAGTTTATTAGAAGATACTGTATAAGCAGCAGCAGCATCATCACTCCACTCTCCAGCAACTGCAAGTAATTGAGTTGCCGTCTTATAACTAACTTTAGCATCAACTCCATCAACGATTCTAGCTAACTCTTTAGTAAAAAACTCCGCAAATCCCTCAACACCACAATGTAAGTCAGTTAAAGCGTAAGTAGCATTAACATTTACCCAATCACCACCGTCAGCTGTGTTAATAGTATATTCTTCGATAGAATTACCTAAGTCATCACCAGTAGTACAATTAGATGGAGAAGTCCCGTCAACATCAGATACCAATAAAGGTCTTCTATAAAGAAGTTCTACTGTTTTAACCTTTGCAGGAGATGGGTTAACATTTTGCTTCAACGAAATAGTAGAAGTTTGGTTGTTAACGAATTGCAAGAATGGTCTTTGGTCTGGAGAGATCCCATCTCCAATACCTGTAAAATGATCCGCAAGCATTGCTTGGATATTTGGCGCACATTGCTGCACCGTTCCTATATAACTCATATTAAAAGTGTTTTAAATTAATAAATAAATTTTCTCTATTTACCTTTTTAAGCTAGGTTAGCCACACTTCTTTTTTTGAGCAAAAGAACAGCTCACAATTAGTTACATATTAGCGAGGTGTTCCGAAAAACACTTTTTTACGTGGGTTACCCTCCCAACTATCGCTATTACTTACAAAGATAGTATTTTTTTGAATCGGTTTAGATTCATGCTGTGAAATTGCAATTAATTTATTACTAATAGCCTCCTCTTCAAAAATTTCTTGTGGTGTTTTGAATTTACCAACAACCCTTTCATTTTGAATCCTATTCCCATTTTTATCTGTTATAATAACATCTTCATTGCTATCAAAGTCTAATGAATACTTAGAGTTTAATAAATTATCATAACCTATCTTCTCTATATCTGAAATCTCTTGCTTAAACTTAATCTTAGACATAGTATCCTGCTTGAATCGGTCTATTTTATAATTCTTAAGCTCATTTGCTGATTTTTCTTTAAATGAATTATACTCACCCTCTACTGCCTTTAAAGCGTTTTGTGTTTCTTTATATCTCTTATCTAAAGATGTATATTTAGATTCAAATTCTTTTAGAGCCTCATTTGGCTCTGTTATTTGTGTTTGTAATTCCTTTAATTTACTCTCATAAGAACCTTTTATTTTCTCTATATTATCAAAAACAAAGTCTTCTAGGTTCTTATTATCTAATTCAGAATTAGACACCTCTAGTTCATACTTATCCTTAAGCCCCTTGCGAATGTTTTGGCCTACACTTTTAAATGTAGAACCTATAATTGCTTTCCTAATACTCTCGTCTTCTAATGCTGTTTGTTTACGAACAAAATTTGATTGAAAAAACTCCTTAAATTGCTCTGGACTTTCAAATTCATTTTCAGCACCCAAATATCCTAATATATCTTTAATTTCCATAATTTTAATTTTGTGGTTTACGGCCTCTTTTTTTAACTTCTACATTATCGCTTTGTAACTCATCCATAACCTCATCACTTGCTTTAAATTGTTTTAATTCAGGCTCATGGTATATAATATAGCCATAATCCCTCATTAATTTCTCATCCTTTGTGTTTTTTTCTGGCCACTCATCAATAAAGCCATCTTTTTTACGCATTACTTTTACGAATTTTTGCATATATTAAATTTTAACGAAAGTTACTAATTTTAATCCGAAATACCTAGTATTTCTTCCTGTTTTTTTGATATAGATAAAAACCCTAACTCTTTAGCTTTCAATAAGTCATGTATAGGAACTGTGCTTAATGGAACTGGAATAATACTATGTAAGCAACGATAACCCCCAAGGTTAGTAAATATATTACTTTCATTAGTCCCATCTATACGACCCTTCCATTCTTTTATATTAACAAACTTTTTCTTACTTTCGCTATACTCCTTGCCATTACCCCACATTTCTATTTCTTTTTTATGGTAATATTTATTATTTCTATGTATACAGAAACTTCTGCTATCCTCTACTAAACCGCCTGCATATCTAAAAAATTGTATATCATTAGCTTCACTTATACTTTTAGTGTAAGCCCTATCACTAACCGCAAAAGAATCCCAAGCTATTTGACCAGCGTATGTCTTTAATTTCCCTTGCTTTTCACTATCCCCTACTATTATTGATCTTATTTGTTCTGTTAAATCAATAAAAGACCCATTTGTTGTTAGCGTTTTCTTTAAAGCCTCATTAACTGGGTTAGCAATACTTTGTAAAAGTGCATTCTTTGAATACAAGTCATTAAAAGCCCCCTGTTTATAGATACTTACTATTTGCTCTGAATCCTTTGATACAATAAAAGTTTTTCCTAAACTTTCCTCAAAGAAAGTATTATTTATTTCTAATTGCCCATCAAATTCACTTATAAAATCCTCCACCAATTCTTTATAACCACTTGTACGAACAATCTTTACTATTTCATTATTTATTTCTAAAAGAATATTTACATTCTTATCGTTTAAATCAACAATATCTCCAGATTTATCTAATTCATTTAATAATGAAAGTATTTTTTTATAAATCTTTATTTGTTCCTTTTCAATACCACTAACAAACTCATTAGGTACGCTTTCTAAGCGGTCTAATTTTTCTTGAATTAATTGATCGAGTCTTTTACTCATTAATTACCATTTGTTTTGCACGTTCTAATACTTGTGCTTTTTGATTTTCAATAGGCTGCTCAAAGAAATTAGTGTTTTCAGAGACAAGCTGCTTTATAATAAAAATACCACTTGTATGTATTATCTCATCTTCTTTACTTATAAGACCTTGCAATAATTTAGTTTTAATTTCTAAATCATTAAACTCAAAGACCCTATCCATAGATAATAATAAATTAAAAGCATTAGATCCATCTTGTTTTGAAAAATATATGTTTGAAATATACTTTTCCATTATATACCTAATAACCATTGATGGTGCACCACTATCTCTAGCTACCTTTAATAACTCTAAATAATCGGCCTCTGTGGTAAAATCAAATGTTTGAGGCCTACTGATAATTGGTTTAGAATATAAATTACCATATCTTAAGTATCCAATAGCATCTATACACCACTCAAATAATTCAAACTCTTGGTTTGCTATTTGTGAAACAAAAGACATTAAAGCCTTATTTTCTAAGTTGTTTAATGTAGCTGTTTCGCTATTAGAATTTGAGGTGTCGTTTGTTGTACTTAAGTGCAATATCTTACGGCCAGCATCAATATCTTGCTTTATACCCTCCCTTAAGTATTCTAATATCGTAGAATCTGGATTAGCATATTGAATAACATCACTTGCTGAAATACCAGTTTCTTGTAATTCCTTAGCATTATACAATACTTCACCATTAGGGCTAACTCTATTTTTTAATCCAGTGCCATGACAAGATGGACACGTTACAATACGGTCACCTATAGTTATTTGGCCATACATACATGAACTCTCTCCTGAATGAAAGTCGCATTCATTCCCAAGCATAACACGCACTGGAAAAGCACACTTACTTTCAGCTATTAATAAGTTACTACTTTTAAGTAGTGCTAAATCTAAATTCTCAATAGCATATGAAAATGGACTTTCCCAAACTATTCTATTATTTATAAAATTAGGTAGCCCCATTAATTGAGCACATAACATTTGTCCCCAGTTATGTGTTAAAACCTCCTCAATCTCAAACTTAAAATCTACATACTTACCTATCTGCTTTATATGATAGTATGCGTTTGGCGTGTGTAGCTCTAATATATAACCTATTTTCTGTAATTTACCATTCTTTTCAACTAAACTTTTTTCATCCAATTCTATTAATGAATACTCATCTTCTTTATAATATAACACTCTTTCACATGAGTAATAATATATAGTAGGCTCTAATAGTGTCGTGTCATCTAATACATTACCATTTTCAGTTTCTATATATGGAAACTTATATGGTTTTACAACTATAATCCCATTGGGATCTTGTGATTTTATCTTAGGAAGTGTAGTATTAAAGAAATTAATCAATGATCCGTGTATATATAAATCATTTTCAATATATTTCCTTAATGTGTTTTCACTAAATATTTTGTTATCTTCATTATATTTTATAGACCAGTTACTTGAATGCCATGCACGACCCCTAGTATTTAAATAATCTAAAAATACAGGTAGTGTTATTTGTTTATAATTATCGCTTCTATACTTATACTCTACATCTGTTTCATTTGGCGCTCTAAGTTTAAAGAGTTTTTTAGGGAATACACCCTCTTGTGAATGAACAAGAACTCTATGGTATTTATCTACAATATCGTTATATCCATCATAAGGCTCAATCTTATCTTGTTGATCAGTGCCTTTTACTTTAAGAAATGGTATGTAATTACTTAGTATTTGTTGTATTTCTTCCATGTTTTAAAATCATTTGTTCATAACTATCCCTCTTAATACATCCACATTTACCCCCACGTCTATTGTTTATTGACGTGTTTGTCACTGAGGAATGTTTTACTTTTATATACTTTTGCTCCATAGCTATTTAATATTAAATCATACCATTCAATATACTTAGGCATTACCATTGTTCGGCCTTTACCATTACCATACAAAGATAATATATTGTAGTCTTTAGATAACTCACTAAAACTTCTTTTATCTATTTTATTTCCGTAAAAAATTACAGTTTTATCAAAATTAGGAATTTTATTTAATTTAGCAAAAACACCACTATATATTAACTCATCAGGTAATGTCCCACCCCACCGTTTCTTTAGTTTAGTTAATGGGAAATTAGCATACTTTTCAACCTCCTTATAAAAAGTCTTAGCCTCTGAATTTTTCTTTATATAAATCCAAGATGTTTGAACGCTTGGTAAAATATCTGTATCTTTTAATTTAAAATAACTCCATATAACACTATTTGTTGCCCATACACTATATGGAATCGTGTCATTTTTACCCCCCTTACCTATAACCTCCATACAAACACTATCATTATTTTTTATAAGTAAGTCAAGTGTGGGTGTTATATCACTTATACATAAACCATCAACGTCTAAGTAAAGATTATGCTCATACGGTAATATGTCATATAACCTTAACTTAATTTTAGCTGGGTCTATACCAATACCATTAGTGTATATATCACTTTGTTTTAGTTTTATAATATTATCATATAAATAACTTTCTTGAACATCAAAATCTGGATCAATAAAGAGTGTTATATTTAAGTTAGGATTAAATCTCTTTATAGACATAGCTATATTATGAGCCATATTTAAGTACCCATACTTACCGAAAGCTATTAAAATAATTCCCTTCATAATTTAAAAAAGGGGCTTTTACACCCCTTTAATTTAATCAAACAAACCAGTTGAATCATCATATAAATTCCCCATATTTTTTGACCTCCACTTCATTGTACCCTCAAAACGAATAGCATCGTTTGTATCATCTGGCACTATAGGTGACCCGTCAATAGTTATAGCTGCATTTATATATATTAATCTAGCTGAATCTCTTAAACGAATTAAAGCACCCCCAAACTTTTTGTTGTTAAATGCTGTATCGTAAAAAGCGATGTTTGTTTCATTGTAGTTAGGATCTATTAGCGTTGCTGTTCTCTCATAGTTAACAGTGGTAGAAACTTCTCCCGCTGTATATGGACCAACGGTTATTGGTGACCCAGCTGGAAGACCTACTTTTACTCCTTTTAAGATATGCAATTTACCGTCATCAATAGCGTCTTGTAATTGCGTTTCGTTTTCAAAGTCTGTAATACTATGATCGCATGCTAAAAGCCCTACTGCGTCTGAACCGCCTAAAACTAACTCATTACATGAATTTTGTTCATGATCCGAAAGCTCCGAGCAGTTGTAATCTACACAATTTGGCATAATTAAACATTTTTAATGTCTTTTTGCTGTTTTTTAAGCCTAGCAAATTATGGCCACTTATTATGTAACTAATTAACACAAAGATAAATAAAATTATTTAACGTTTGTGTATTAATTAATGAATAGTGTAGAATATAGTGAAATCTGATTGTAAGAAAGTATAAGTATGTGGCCTTATGTTAAAATCCATAAACCATTTATCATTTAGTTGTTTTGTTATATTAACAGATGGAAATGATAAGTACCTATCTAACTGTATGTTAGAGCCTATCTTTAAGTGATTGTAATTTACAAAGTATACACCAACACTTATAAGTGGGGATATTTGTTTATTAGAAACATTATATGTACTTCCAATAGATAATTGTAGCATATCGTATTGTCCCTTTACTTGCGCCCCGATAGCGTAACCACGTAAGTCAAAAACACTTGTTTGACCTACCCATATATTTTGAGAATAAATATTAACGCAAAACGTTAATAATAATGCTAATAAACTACTTTTCATTTGTACGTCTAAATTTTATTATTATGTCGTGTGGTGCTTTTACGTTTCCACCAAAATAAGGCCACAAGTGATAGTTATATAAAGCCTTACACTTCCACTTCTTTTTATACGTGAACTTAACACCATTTGCTTTAAATTTATATTCTTTATCAGTTTGCACTAATTCATACTCACAAGGAACATTAATAGGTACGCTTGTTAAATACCCATAAATACGTTCTCCTTTATCATATATGTAATACATTATTTGTAATGAATCGTGATACCAACGCCAACCTAAACGCGCGCTTTGATAGTCATGTAGCGCACTACACGAGTTAAACCCAAATAATTTGTTAATATCTGCCTGTTCGATGGAATCGATCGTATACATCGCTGATTCATCAAAAGTTATGTTATAATTTAACTTTGATCCAACAATTTTATGTGGAGCGTTTGAGTAGTGTGAGCCTTTTTTTATTGTGTATATAACATCACTTGTTTGAGACTTTGCACACGATATTAGACCTACAAGTAGAACATAAAGAATTAGAACGAAACTTAACCTTTTCATTTGTTTTTATTTTTTCCAAATGTAAATCTATTTTCTTACTTAAACAAGTAAACTGATCTACACACTCATGATATTTACTTCTTGCGCTCAACTATCTCTCTAATTTCGTCTAATTTTTCCAATATTTTCTGAGCGTCTTCCTTATTAGCTGTTAATCCCTTCTCTAACCAATCATGCCACTTAACTGATAATTGAATGAAGTCCTTGGCTAAAGTTTCTAATTCCCTATCTTTGTCGGTATATTTCTTTGCGAGCCACCATATTACAACCCCCATAACAACTATAACTGGAGATTGCTGGATGAGCCATGTCCATATATCCACATTATTCTCCATTAAATATCTCTATAATCATAATTATAAACATAACGATACATTGAGATGCAAATACCGTTAATCCAACGTAAAATGAAGCTAAATTATCAGTGTAGTTATAAATTAACGCACCTAAAGTCAATAATATTGATCCAAACATAAGCCTACCCATGTGGCTTAATATTAACCATAATAAAAAGTCTTTCATAGGCATATCTTTATAACAAAGATACTATTTTTTTAATAGCAAATAATGTCTAATTGACTATCTAACATATCTTGCCCCTTATATATATTTCTGTATTTATAACCCAACTCATTTAAATAACTAAAAATCATATCTCTAGTTATATTATTCCTATTTAATGTAGAATCATTTATCTCAATACATAAATATGGCTTGTATTTTTTTATAGTTTTTTTAGCCCCCTTTAAAACATCTAATTCAAAGCCCTCCACGTCTATTTTAATAAAATTACAAGCATCTAACTCGAAAGAATCAAGTGTGTCCATACTTGTATTACCCCCCTTTACAATATAGCTCATACCTATATTATCGTTATCACAATTAACAGTACACCCACCAGTCTCATTACCTATTGCCATATTAAACATCAATACATTATCATTACCCCCTAGATTATATTGTAAACACTCAAATGACTTAATATAAGGCTCAAAGCATATTAAATTACCACTTTCACCTATTTTCTTTAAAAAACCATAAGAATAAGCACCTATATTAGCACCAATATCAATAACAGTATCCCCTTTATCTATATAAGGTAATATTACTGGAAGCATATTTTGATCGAAATCTAATCTTTTTTCTTGGGCTACCCACATTCCTATGTGGCTATCATTTTCTAATATAGCCCACCCCTCTTTTGTTTTAATCATAATGGTATCTTTTTATAATTTCTTGAATTTCAAATAAATAATCCTTATACGGTCTAAGTAAATGAGAATCAATATATTGTGTATTTTTATCCCATTGCCAGTTTGTTCTATCAACCCTATCTCTTGACATATCTCTCTTTAATAGATGTATATCTTTACGTTCAGACATAAGTATCTTTTCGGTGGCCCAAAACTCATCATAACACCAATGCTTATTATTCTCATCAATATAACACTCTTTGTTGTTATAATCCCTATTTAGTAATATATCTAAACTTTTATCAAAATCTGAATCTATCTGTAGAACATCTTTAAATGTATGACCACTAGCTACATGATAGCAACTAGGAAGCCTAGAATACGTATCTATACAATCATTTAAATGTATGTAGCTACTTTGTGAATATTTTTCTAAGTTTGTGGTAAAATGATCCTTACTTAAAGGTATCATATCTATATCCGTTATAATACTAATCTTACTCTCTTGTTGACAAACCCACCAATATCTTGACCAGCAAGTTGTTATACCAATAGGTGTTTTATATTGCCCCATGTTAACAACACCTCCAATGGTTGAATGTAAGTAATCATTGCCGAAATAAAGCAATATAGGTGTTATTCCTATTTTACGCTCCCAAATATATGAAACTACTGGCCAAAAATCTAAATAATGGCTATTATCAGAGGACATTACGGCATAGTCTATCTTCATAGACCAAAGATATAAAATTATCTATATCAACAAAGAATCTATCTCTTTTTTAACCTCATCCGTGTAATTTCCCCAACTCCAAAACTGCCTACATACAGGATCTATATAACTCCAATTATCTGTATCTATAAAACTATATTTTTCGTTTTCATATAAATATGCAAATCCGAAAATAACATTAAATTCACTAAATTGCCTATTATTAATAGATAAGATATAATCTTTTAAATCCTTTTTAAGTGACCTAACATTAGTAATTGTATCCCTATGTGCAATAAGTGGTAAACGCCTCATATACTCATACTCAAAGTGGTGTATTCTATTGAAATATTCAATGGTTGGTATTTGCCAGCATATAGCATCCCCAACTTTATCATAATTAGTCATTAATATCTCTGGTTTATTATCTTTAACTAAGTGGCTTACATTTATTTGTTTATAGAATATGCAGTCACTATCTACATACATTATGAAATCTGAATCACAATATAAGTCTGCGGTCATTTTAATATATTGCTGAAATAAATAACCGTCTCCAGTTTCTTTAACATAATGTGTATAAGTGTCCCTAGGTATAACAGGAGGATTAAATTCTATATTACTACCTTCTGGTAGCACTAATATGATACTATCATACCCGATAACATACTTATTAATACTTTCTAAGCATCTATATAAGAATGGAAAATCTTTCGGATAGCTTTTTATAAATATATTAAGGCTCATAAAATAATATCTCTGATTTTTTTACTATAGCATCATAAACCTTAGAGCTAAGTAGTGGTGTGTTATGTCTTATATTCATGAATCTACTTTCAGCTTCAGCAAAAACTATCCCCGTCTTCTTCCATGAGTTCTTATCATACTGTATAGCATGCTTTTTATGATAGCAAAATTCATTTCTTATCCAATAAGATTTAACACCACTTATTATTGCTTTATATGGAAGCCAGTAGTCATAATGACATTGACCAAGTACAAATCTTGTATCTGTAAATACTGAATAAAAATTACTATGAAATGCAAAAAAATCAAAACCATATCTATAAGGCTCTTTAGAAATATTATCATAGTCTATTCTATTTGAGAATAAGAATCCATTGTTAACTAATTGGTTAACTTTATCTGCATTAACACCATTAAATTCAATATCTGAATTTGTTATACAAAAACTATCGAATTGTCTACCATAAGCAAGCATTGTGTTTATAGGTAAATAGTATTTACCGTACAATTCATGAAAATTATCTGTAGTCTTAATATATTCAATACCACTATATTGTGGCACATTCTCACTTTCGTGATTTATTGTAACTGGCTTAAAACCACAAGCATTCCATGAATCAATGCACTTTTGTTGTACATCAATATTCTTATGGTTTGGGCTTACTGAGGTTATTAGTATCAAAGTACAAATCCTTCTAAAATATCCTTCTCCTCGTCAGTTAACTCTTCTGTAATTTCAGTACAAATATAACTTTCAAATTCATATTCTTTTGACTTATAAGACTTCCACAGCTTCTTTTTAGCTTCATTTAGTGCCTTTAATCTTTCTGGTTTATACGAATACTTATTTTCTTTAACTATTAAATCTCCATTGCTATCTATACTCGCATATTCAACCTCTAAGTCTTTTAATTTATCTATATAATCTTCAATATATTCAGCAACTCTTTTTTGTACTTTCTTACAAGCATAAGCTAATTTACTTCTTTTATCTTTAATACCATTAGCTAATTCATTAAACTCAATAATTTGCTCAAAACTCTTTATCATATTTTTTTTATACTAAATTAAGTATTTTAAAGTTATTTTACAACAACAGAACCAATAATATTTATAGTTGAAACATCAATACCAAATTCCTTAGCCATATGTTCTTTTAAAGAAAAATACATGATATTTTCAATTACTTCCATCGAAGCTACACCACTTGGGCTTAATTTTGCCAAATACGCCTCAAAATCACTTTTAGAAATATTAGCTGTAAAAGGCCTAAGGAAACTTTCTTCACCCTTATTTGTGTAGTAATAATACCCATCTAATGTAATGTGCTTAAAATCTAACACACCATACTTCTCTATTTTAGCTTCAAAAAAATCCTTTTTTCTATCAAAAAGGCCGTCATTGAAGTCTATCTTTACATTTGTCTTTAGTCTCATAAATTTAATTTTATACTATATTAACAACACCAGAGTTATTCCATAAATCTCCTGAACTTAACCCAGAGGAACTTGTCGGTAATGCAGACATATTAATAACACCACTTCCTTTTATTGTCATCTTTGTAGTCGGCGTATTATCTGAAGTACCACTTGCGCTAGGAGTAGATGTTTTAAATACTATATTTGCTCCTGAAGATCCTGTGCCAGTACCTGAAATAACCTCTACATCCCCTCCAGCTAAATTAGAACCGCCTAAAGTGGCCGATCCCCCATATATACTCAACTTCCATCCAGCGGTTGAAGCAGACGTTTCTCTATTCACACCAAACGTTCTATCTGCATTTTCACCAAAAGATAAGTCGTAATTAGCAACTGTCCCTAATAATACTGTTCTGCCAGATTCAACTGATATTGCTATATTACTAGCAGTAGTAGTGTGTCCACTAGTATTTATCTGCAACGCATAGTTTATACCCGTGGAGCTATTTACAATATTATTATTAATATAAAGACCTCCAGTTGATTGAGCAGCGTTTGAGTTTGTCCCTGTAGCATCTATATAAGCAGAAACAGCTGATCCTCCATTATTCCAAGTTCTTCTAAAGTGAAACTCATACGTTCCTGTATTACCAACACCACTCCATATAGAACCAGCCTGTGATCCACCGCCAAGAACTAATCCAGCTGAAGTATCAGATGCTGGGTTTCTTACAAATCTTATAGCTCCATTACCATATGTTATATATGTGTTGTAATCACTACCAGCGAATATACCACTATGTACAACATAAGTACCATCTGTCCTAGCTAATTGCACACCTATAGACATACTTGTACTTAAGATAGTGGCAAGCCCATGACCTATACGCATTTTACTTGTAGAAGTACTTGTTGTAAACTCTGAAGTACCTTCACCCGTTATGTTTAACTTTACTGTTTGTGTTCTATCAGATGTCCCACTAGAGCCAGTAGGTGAAGTATAGAAATTTATTTGACTAGTTCCAGTACCAGTAGCTATACCAGCATATAGGTTTAAATTACCTCCATTCTTATTGGTTGCACTACTTGTCGCACCTCCAGCATATATACTTAGGTTATTACCAGCTGTATTACTTGTGGTATGCCTATTCATACCAAAATCTCTTGCCACATCCCCGTTAAAAGATAGGTAGTATGTAGCAGAAGTAGCACCTAACGCAATAGCACTTCCAGTATCATACATTATCGAGTTTGTCATTGATAATGTACCATTTGCTTTAGGTATATAACCACTTGTTAGTGACCCAGTATGTCTTAATTCTAGAGCTGTTTCTAAATCTTGTAATGCTGGTTTTAACGCTTGGTTATTACTAATGGTACTACCAGTAAATGTACCTAAATCCCCTAGATAAGCATCAATAGACGTTAACGCTGTAGTAACATCAGTACTGTCGGTAACAATACCATAAACACTAAAGGATGGAAGCGAGGAATCACCTAAAGAAATACCTAAAACACCTACAACGCTAGTAATCAAATCGTTAACATCAGTTTGTAAGCTAGATATATCACTAGCCATCGTTGTTAAGTTAACGTTTGTAGTTACCGTTATCCTGTTTAACTTTGTTTTATCGGTTGCACTAAATAAACCAGCTTCCGTTGTAGTAGCTTGTGGTAATGTAACATCAGCTCCAGTTGAACTTGTTATATCAAAAGTAGTACTTGTTTTATTAGCCACCGCTAAGTCAGTAGAGCCTAAGCTAGCAGCTGAAGAAAACACAAAGGTATCTGACCCTGAATCATATTGTAATATATCACCATCTGTCAAGTATGTAGTATCTACATCTTCTAAAGCCCTAAGTGTTGTAACGGTTGTAGCTAAATCATTTTTGATTGTAGTAAATAAATCTTGCTTTGTAATCTTTTTATAAGAAGTGCCACGTTGTAGAATGAAGTAATCCCCACTCTGTGTATCTACTGCGCTATCATATTGATTTATTGATTTACTCATATTACTATTCTAAAGATTCTACTGGGTCTCCTGTTTCTGGGTCTAATAAGAACGTTTGATCTTCTGGGTCAATAATAGCACTTTCATCATCCGAACATCCATTACCTAAACTTAAACATGCCTTGGATTCTATCGTGCTATCCTTCTCTAATAACGAAATAGTTACATAACCTGCATTATCTAAATTACTATCATATGTTAATTGAAAAAACTCATCCCCATTAGGCATATACTCCACGTTATCTATATATATATGATCTAAACCAATCCATGCGCTTACAAAGTCTAACATGTACTCTGGAAGCAAGTCGAGCTTTAGTTGCTTAACTTTCTTACGCATAAAGTAAACACCCCTTTGATTGTTATTTTCACCATACATATATGATGTCCTGTTTATCTCATAATTACTATTAACGAGCTTCCCAACAACCCTGCCTCTTAATGTATAATCACTTGACCCAAAGTTTAATCCAAACGTATAGTCAATATCCGAACATCCATGCAAAACAATAGTGTTACATCCTGAATCAACTATCTTTATGTTATTAGACACGTAATTACCTATTAAGTCATTATCATTTTGCAAATACAATCTAGCTAGAGAGATTTTTATAGAAGCATTGCCAGTTAATATTACTTGAAAAGCAAATGTCCCACCGTCACTAACAAAATCACCAGTTACACCAGTGCCACCAGTAATATTATGTGTGTCACTATCACCAGCGAACCCTAAAGCTAAAGATATTGCCCCTGTACCTAAAGTTACAACGCTATAATTCACTTGATAGTTGTACGTTAACCCATTGACAGGTGCTGTGTCTGTTACTATTGCAAAAGCACCTATTAATCCTGAAATATGGCTAATAGTTATAGTGCTATCACCATTGAAAGTTACTAAAACATTAGCAGAAGTGTAATCTAAGTCTAATTCATTTAAATAATTAAAATCTTGGTTTGGTATGCTGTTTTGTAAGTTTGTGTTAATATATGGATCACAAACCTCCAATCTATAACATCCATTTGGTAACTCCAATTCAGACCAATTAATTGTCCATGTTAAATTATTATCTATAAGCCTAAACGGATCATTACCTGTAAAGTTATTACCTGTAATGTATTGATATAATGGATAAGAAGACACTACTGTTTCATCCGACATATCTCTAATTAAAAAGATATAATCGTAATTAATAGGATACGCCCTTATATAGTCTATGTTAACATAATAAGGACCTGTATTCTCATATTCATAAGTTGTTAATGAAATTATATCATCAACCCCTGTGTCTACACCAAAACCACCATAGTACGTATACTCCCCAGTTAAACCCGCTGGAATATCAAAAGTATTAACACCCACTCTTAGCTCAAATCCATGAGTATTTGTTGTTATACCAATGACTATCTTCATTAAAGCGTTCTTACCAAATGGCATGTAAAGATTATCTGGCTCAATATACGCCGTGTAAGGACCATAAGTTGTTCCTTCACTTATATATAATACACCGTCATCTATATTCCAATGATCTAATGTCCATCCACTAGATGAGCTAAACTCACTATTGTCTAATAATTGACCCTCATCACTATTTGGATATAATTTAAACTGTACTTGAGTAACATCTTCAGCATTAACAACGTTTTGATATTCAATATCTTGTATATTACTACAGTCAACCTCTAAATCCGTAAAGTTAGTTGACTGATTCTTTATTATATCAAAATTACTGCCTAGCATTTATCTTATTTGTACTTACTACAAATTTACATAAATTATCCTTATGATTTACGGTTAAATTCTTAACAATTCCGTTTGCGAAATATTGACCGCTTTCTATATAAGCCCTAACATTTGAACTAGATAAAATATTAGTAACATCACTATCAGTTAACCAATGATCAAATGATACCTCATATATGTAAACATCATTTGTTTGACTTGTTATTATAGCACTACCCCCATTTACGGTTTCCGTACATGCAAAGTAATAAGGTTTTAAAGTAAAGTACGTCCCACTTCCAGTGACAGGCCACTCGCTTAAATAGATATTATCTGGTCTTTGCTCTATAAAGCTAGGCTCACCAGAAGGTGTCCCTGGAGAAGGAGCATATTCAGCTACGTATATTTCAACCTCCATAGTATCTCCAGCCTCCATATAAAAAACCTTTACATTTTTATCTGTAAAGTCATAATATGTTTTATAAATATCTTGACTTGTAACATTTACTTGTGCGTTTTCCGTTTGGCCTCCAACTGTCCACAACCTCCATTCTATACCTAGTTGTTGACCACTTATGCCGTAACCACTTTCAGATATAGAAGTACCTATTGTGACTAAACGGCCTGCATACCTATTTGATTTACGCTCTATTTCAACCCCAGCCCCATCCCTACGTATAAACGTATGTTCTATAGCGAATAGATTTAAATGATGTAATACCACATTAAAGTTAGCCATTGCCTCAAACTTATAAAAACCACTTTGAGGACATTCAAATATACTATTTGCTTGTGTTACCGTAGACCCTTGAAATGTCCCATTACCGTAATTATTATTACTATCAAAAGGAGTAATTATTAAACCATTAGGTAGTGTTGTTTGTGCATAGTCATTCTTATACCTTATCTTACTAGAATACTCATTATGAACATAATCTACAGGTGTTGTGTCTTGGTATGTGTAAACAGAACCTCCACCAACACCATAATTTGAGGCTAAAAAAACATCGTCACTATCTTGTAAATGGATAGCTAAGTTACCATATAATGAATGCCTCGATAATATGTTATTATTCGTAAACATTTGATTGTAATAGTAGTCTGCATTATATAGGTTGCTAAACCCTTGTGGGTCTCCATACGTAGGGCAGTTAGTGTCTGAATTATATTGAATAAGGAATATATCCCCATCATGATCTTCACTAGTCCTACTCTTTTGTAATATATTAGTATCTACAACCCAGTCTATAGTTAAATCTAATTGGTTTTGTGTATTACACTCGCTTTGAAGCGCGAATGTCTCTATAGAGAATGAATAACCGTTTAATATCGGATACTGATAAGTTGGTAGTATCTCGCTATTAGTTTGCATAGATAATGTACTACCTACCTTAACACTATTATATAACTTTGATTGATCTATCGTTATTTCACTTTCCTTTATCTCACTTAAATCTAATAAATGGCCATTTGCTTGTAAATAACTTGAATGTTCTACACGCATAGTAATATCAAACCCATCGACATCAAACAAGATAATAACATCGAATAACTTTTGTATGGTTGTAAATAAAGATTGTAAGCTAATAAAAGGCGCATCACCACTTCCTGTTCTATAAAGAACACCATTTGTTACGATAATTCTTTGATCTATTTGTAACGTATCATACCACGTGCTTTCAAAACCTATTGAATTATCACTTATGTATGACACTATATGTGTGAAAACATCTTTTAAGTCATAACCAACGGCACTTGAATTAACAACTGGTGTTGGCTCACTTCCTACCCAGAAAGTAAAGTCACATAACTCCCTTTGTGTTGGTGCAACTAAAGATATTTTATTAGATACTACACTATTCTTTGTTTGCTCTGCTTTTAAGTTTACAGCAACCTCCCAATTATTTTCTATCTTACTTTGCCATGATGAATTAGTAAATGATATTTCAACCTCACACTTGTTTGTATTGAATTTACAGTCGGTTACAAATAAGTAACCGTCAAATATTAAACTCTCATAAACCTCACCTTGTTTATATATCTTTATGTATAACTTCTCACAATAAGATCCTAAAAATTTATCAAATAAATACTGATATACTTCACCATAAAACTTAAATACAGTAGGCATAGTAATGGTATAGAAAGACATAATTTCATTATAAATAACCTCATGTTTTAAATCTATTGGATTATTATTGTCTGAATTATATCCTATTGTGTTGCCATCACTATCTGTTATTACAAGTCTAAACATTCTTAAATCTTATATTTTTATATGAGTTTTGTGATCTTAAAGCATCTCTTATCTCCCTTAGTATTTCACGGTTTTTAACATCGCTAGCAATTAAATTAGAATCGTTAAAATTTGTTGTTAAAGATTGAACAATTTTTTGTTCTTGCTTCTTTAATTGAGGTATCACATACTTTCTATGTATTAATTTATCTAATGTCATGTTATTAGCACTTTCAAGTTCTTCCTTGTATCTCATTGTGCTAATCCTATTATTAATAAATTCACCGCCCTCCGCTTCTATCAATACGCCACCCTGTAAGTGCCTTTTACCATTAATCATACCCCCTTTCTCAAATTGTGGTATAGGCTCAGATTGTATGGCAGCTACTTGTGTAGCAACAGATAATGCTGTTAAAGCCCCTGCAATAGGTCCTAACTCTAAAAATGCTTGTAATGTAGCTAAACCACCCTTAATAATAGCTTGAAATGAAGCCACCGCTTTTTCTCGGTTTAACTGCTTTGCTTTTAGTTCTTTAATTTGATCATCGTTTGATTTTTCAATACGCATCTTATCTCTAGCGTACTTTTCTTCATTTATAACACCTCTTTTAAGTTTAGCGTCTAACGCATCTAATTCAGATTGTTTAGTAGCCTCTATCCTTTGTATCTCTGTTTCTGTTAAATTATTAGCTACTTCTACTAAGTTACTTGAAATATCAATGCTTGAGTTAAAAGCTAAAGATCTTAACTTAGCAATATCATCCCATTTCTTCTTTAAAGCGTCTGCATTAGCTAAATCCTGTTCACTTATAAATTCAAAATCTTGGTTTATCTCTGCGATTTTTTGTGTTGTAATATATACCTGCTCTAGTTCATCATCTATCTCTTTTATCTCTAATTTCTCTACTTTTCTTTGCTTTGATCTTATATTTTCTGCTTTTATAAACTCAGCTGTTCCATCCGCCCCCTGTTTTAGTAACTCATTATTTTGTGCTTGCAAGTCTGCTATTTCTGCAGCGATACTAGCTGCTTCTTTTCTTGAATTATCTAAGTCTTTTTGCGACTTAATACTTGCATTTATAGTGCTTTCTTGTGTTCTGTAATTATATTGACTTAACTCCTGTGCTTTCTTAGCTAATGCAAGCCTATTCTCCTCTGTTTTAATTAATTCTGTAACCCCCTTAACTTGCTTACTTAGTTGTATAATTTTCTTTTCATTTTCTACAATTTCAGCAACCGCAGCCTCAGCTCTAGCCCTTTTTAAGAGGCTTTCTGTTAATTTATTTACTTCATTTGTTACATCCCCCGTTAAAATCTTTTCATCAGATAAATTACCTAAGAATGTAGGATATAGTTTTTGCAGCTTATCAACAGCATTTTTACGTTCATCATAATTTCTTGTTGTGTCTTTAGCTATTCCAAGTAATATAAGCATTTCTGTTTTCTCCTTTAAAGAGTTTTCTATTGCCTTTTCATTTACTTTGTTTAATTTATCTTGTATTTCAGCCGTTCTACTTAATTGTTTTTCTGCCTTAAATAATCCAGATACCCAATCCCCAATCTCTTTACCATATACAGTTATTAATGTAATGCCTAAACTAATAAGTGTATTCCATGACAATAATGCACTACCTAATGACTTCCATATAGGTATTGCGCTCTGACCACTTTTAACAAGCTCTAAGTTTCTTTGTCTTAAAATATTTATTTGGTCTGCTAGCATCGGAATGTTATTTGATAATGCTAAGAAACCCGTTTGCGCTGAAATAGTAAATGCTGGCAACTCCCTTGTTAACTGATTTACAGAATGACCTAGAGTATTGAAACTTGCGGTTGTTTTTGTTGTAGAATTATTGATCTTTGTTTGCCCCTTCTCGAACGTCTTACTAAGTGAATTTACTTTAGATTCAAGCTCAGATAACTTAGTGTTAGCTTCAGCGACATCCGCCCTGAATTTAACTATGATCTCATCATTTGCTGCCATTTTTACGCTCCCTTTCTAAAGTGTTTATATACACCTCAAAGATACGCAAAAATTCGCTTATATTTAACCTACGTATTTCGTTATACTTCAAAATATCTCCACCAGCCATCTGCATAAAGAGGCTCTCCATATCTTTTTCAGCATCTCTCGCTAAATCTTGCCACTTATGTATTGAAGTTTCTCTACGTTTACCCGTGCTTGCTCCTCCGAGAGTTCCATAAATTGTGCTAAACCTTCTCTCGAAGTTATTACTGATCCTGAAAGATTCTTGAAAATGGTCGTATTTAAAAAGAATGGATCTTTTTTTTTTGCAGCATCCAAAATATACTCCTTTTTCTCTAGGTGCTTTACGTTATCATACATATAATAGTCTTCATCCTCCCTAACAAAGTTTATTGCCATCATGTCTGCCATTAATTCAAACGGCCGTATCTTCTCATGCCTAGAACGCATCTCACTCAATATAGTTGCTAACTTAATGAGATTTACACGCTTACCGCCTTGTAGTTTAACAACACCATCTTCTATGCATTCCTCAGCCGCATCTATTAATTTGGACAGCTCAGTGTTATCTAAGTTTCTATTCCATATAATAATGAATTTTTGTAGCTTTAAATACCTAGTTAAAGGCATAACGCTTTTATCATGGAAAGAATACCATTTAAGGCCGTTCTCATCCTTATGTATAAATTCCATACCTAAGAATGGGCTAACCTCTTTCTTTTTAAATAACTTTTGAAACCACATAGTTGATAAATCCTACTTGCATTAATATCATAAAACCCTCGAAGAACGAATAGTTATCTGGATAACTTAAAACCAATAATGTCCCCCAAAATGATGTCATACATGTGGGGCAAACAAGTAAAGGCATCGACCAGTTACCGTATAGCCTATATATGTCGTCTAACTCTATATTTAATAGGTTTTTAAATAAACTTTCAGCTAATACATGAATACCAAGTATTATTATACTTATGTTTAAAGCTATCAATAAATACATTATGCTAACATTATTTGAGTGGTGAAATTAGTTATTTGCGTTAAATCTGAATCAAACACCTTTGATACACCAAACTGAAGAACAGTGGCTGTTTCACCCTCTATTTCAAATTGATATGTTTCGTGAGGTATTTCTTCATTCTCATTTATCCATAATAAATATTCACACTCAGGCATTAACCTTATCGGAACTTCTATATTAATTAAATTACCTATTTTATCTTCCTGATCGAAAACTATTTTAGTGATATTATCGTTACATAAATTCTGTATGTATACATATATATCCCCAGTCATATATGGAGGTATATCGAATAGCTTTAATACACCAACACATTGAGGTATTGGTAGGCATTTTGTTGTGTTATTACATTCCATATTATCTATTTATGTACTTTTTAATCATTTTATTTGCATATGATCTACGCTCTTTATATTGCTCAAATGTTTCACCATTTAATCTCTTTGGCTCTAATATTAAATACATTAGCTTATCTGAATCCATTAATGGCTTTGTCGATTGATTCTCGCTGTTCTCTTGTTGTAAATCCTTTTCCATTTCCTTTGTTTTCCAAATGTAATACTTTTTTTTGATTTACCCTAATCCACTCCTTTAAAAATGTGTTGACAATATACCTAAAGTTATCCAAGAAGTCGGATTGCTGGGTATCTACCTTCCTGTTTTGCTTTACAATAGAGCCACTTGCATCTGCCTGTACGTACTTCATATCCCTAATAACCCCTGAACATTTTGTATTTATGGCAATGTTTGGAAAATGTGCCAAAATATAGTTACAATCTGCCCTACTATTCTCATGCGTTGGGTTAGGAACAACAATAATCTGTTTTGGATTAAGACCTAGGCCCATTTGTATTTGGTCGTAATTAGAGTAATTATCTTTTGCCCCTAAGTTTCTTTGCTTACCCATAGCATCTCCTGTTATTAAGCAGGTCCTAAGATACGGCTTGTACTTTCTTTTGATAGTTTCAACCATTAACCCTATATTACCATTATCTATTGAAATCTCATCAATGATGTTTAGGTAGTTTACAAAGTTGCTTTGCGCAACAATAGCACAAAATGGATTGATATTAAAGTCGATGGATATAATTATACGCTCATGTTCGTTTAGTGAAACATCTTGTATCATTGAATCGTTAAAGTTGTATAAGAATGGGTTATTACCACTATATTCAATGAATTTACCATATATCTCCTGTTGCACCTGTAAATCACTCATTGCTTTCATCTCGTCTTCTAATGAGGCTACATCTTCCTCTCTTAAAAATGGATTATCGTAGCTTGAATATTCATATACGGAATAATCCTTATGCCCTTGCTTTCCCCTATCATATAAAATATAGAATGGATGCTCTCGGCCACTTTTAAGATATTTACCTTTAGGTACGCCAGCTGCAATAAGTTGGCTACCCTCATAATCCATTAACATTGGTAATATTGCGTTTGTGTATAGGTATTCATCCTTTAATATAATGCCAGCCTCATTAAGAATAATTAGGTCATAACCGAACCCTTCAATACTACTAGGATTATCTGCGCTTCTAAAGTCGCAAAATCCGTTCATAATCTTTAATATCTTCTTTTGGACATTATATTCATAAGGTATATCATTTTGCCTTAAAATAGGCACAAAATAACGCTCAAAATACCTATCAATGTTTCCGTTAATAGTATCAACCCATAAGACCTTCTTTCCCTTAATTAGGGATATAATAACATGAATAGCTAATCCTATGGTAGCACCAAACCTACGCCCCTTAGTTACAACCGTAAACTTCTTTTCCGAACTTAAAAACTCGGATTGTGCTTCCGTTAATGTGAACTCAAAACGCAAATTACTTTTTGATAATGTTCTGTACTATCTCAATTTTACCTTGCTCAACGTTCTTATTCTCATTTACCGTTCTCTCACTTGTATAGCCATGATTATTGATTAGACAGAATTTAGTCACCCCTCCGTCAAAGTCTTTCTTTAACCCACCTTCAGATAGCTTGAACTCCTGTAATTTTCTTGCTTTGTCAATAAGTTTCGAAAATGACGGGTATTTGTCTTTGTAATCTGCTAAGAATGAATTATATAGGTCATACTCTAATAATAAGAATTTCTCAAAGAATATATTATCTGGTCTTTGCATCCAACTAAGAAGTTTATTGCCTATCTCTAGCAATACTTCCTCTGTATATTTCTCCGCATTCTTATTTCCTGGTTGACCACCTTCTTTTCTTGCCATATATTATTTTTAACAAAGATACAATTAATTGTTAATTAAGGTATTATAATTAAAATTTTCTACTTCGTTATTTTTTATTCTCAAAATATTATAACCCCTAGATATTATATAATTATCTTTGTAATTATCTTTTAGTTTTTGTTTTGTGTTATTATGATAATCCCCATCTATTTCAATACACAATTTATATGGTTTGTGTATATAAAAATCAACTATACAACAATATTTGTCTGATATTAATGCTTTTTGTAAAGTGTATTTTATATTTAATTTATCTAAATTAGATTTGAATAATAACTCATGATATGTTAGTTTTTTTATTAACATATTTTTATACCTAATTACTCTTTTTTGATTTTTAATATAATTATCCAATTTTATAGATATTAAAACCTACTTATAACATCGAATAATTTATCTTTGAGAATCTTTATCTCTCTTTCGTTAAATATTCGTTCTATCGGGGTGTTTTCAGAGTAGTGGTTTTCCGTTTCCTTATATCTCGTTGCGCAAATACAGTTGAGCAGGCTTTCCACCTTATTAACATCTATTTGTGACATGTTAATTTCAAAGTTAGCTTGCTCCCCTGTTATCTCTACTATATTTTCTTTTTGCTCCTCCATTAAAGAACCGTTTTAACGTTATTCTCTTCTATGTATGATTGAATCCTATACCTTAACGCTACAACATCTGAATCCCCATCTTTTAACATTTCGTTTATGTCTTTGGTTATATCATTTATTGTCTGGCATAATTCCTCTGCTTTCATGGCTCGCATGGCCTGATAGTTCTGGTCAAATTCTAGTATTATTGTCATAAGTGCTTATGTACAAAAATAAGCAATAATTAATCATATCCAATAGATTGTCTTTTATTGTTTCGTTTTTAGGCTCTTTGTCTGAATTTAATAGGTTTACAAGCCTTGTTAATTTTGTTGAAATGAATTGTAAAAGCACTTTATCCCTGCTAGTTTCTGTCATTAAAGCAATTTGATCGAAAGCTTTAAATATATTATCGTTATTAGCGTAGTCATGCGTTTTATTTAACATGATGTATTCACAAGTATCAACCGCTTGGTTGAATAACTCAATCTGTCTTTCTTTGTTCATATCTTTCAATTTCTGCAAATAATCCTATTAATGGGTTTTTGTATTGTTTTGATTCGTTATTGTATGGAAAACCTATCAATATACGGTAAAATCCGTCATTATGTTGGATAATCTCGACTTTATGGTTATCACAAAATGATATTGCCTTTTTTATGTCTAAATCTACGATCATTTAGGGGATTCTATTTTAATATGTAAAAATTCATCACTAAAACGTATTATTTTGTCGATATAATCGCTCATTTCTTGCAATGTATACTTAGACGTACTCTTGTTTATAACCGTTCCCTTCCTTAATTCAATCTTTATTCCAAATTTCGTCTTAAATACCTCATGTACCGTTTCGTTATCATACCCCAAGTGCTTACCTATCTTTGGATAAACCTCTCCCCATAGGTAGTTGTTTTGGCTTACTGTTTTATGATCTTTAACATCCTTTATTTCAAGTATATACTCCCCCTTCTTTAGGAATACCCTTTGGCTTAGGTCGTAATGCCTACTTTCAGGGGCGTATATCTTTTCTTGATGTGTCAAAATGGCATATCTTTTTCAGTTTCTTTCTTTGACTCTGGCTTCCACTCATCTAATGTAATGTAATGTGTGTTGCCGTACTTGTCAACCTCCCTAAGTTCATTGATATTTAGGTTCACATATCCCTTTTCATTTTTTAATGGACTCAATTCGTTTAATAAATTATCAACGTTTATAGATAATCGGCCTCCAAACTTCCCTTGTTTGTAGCGCATTGTTTTAATGTATGTTTTGCTCATAAATAAATAGTGTTATAAAAATCTAAATCTAGTTCTTTAATTCTTTCTTTTAATGGCTCATTAAATTCTTGTATTTTTAATAAGTCATCCTTTGTACTATCAGTTCCGTGAAGTTGGGCATAGTTTGCGTTTATTTGATGCAAACACTTATCTATCTGCTTTCGTACCTCTTTGTTGGTGTAATAGTATGATAAATGCTCATTATCTTTATTCCTCATATTGCTCGTAAATCTTATTTTTAATAGATTCTTGCCCTCCATGCAAATCTATTATTTTCTTTTTAAAATACAAAGAAACTTGCTCCTTTTTTTCTCCTCGATCTTTGTATGGTTTACGGCCATTATTCGCTCTTTTGTCTTTTTTTTTCATACTATTTGTTTTCGTTTAAAATCCTGTAAATTTCTCTCTTTATATCTGTTTGTGAGTAATTCAACCCACTCTTTATTGGGTCTATTTGCCCATTATATAATTTCTTTATGTACTCATTAGCTTCATCATATGTTAATTCGTTTATCTCTATTATATCGTTCTTATAAACAGATGTGTCTTTTAACCGCTCAATCATTTCTATTTGCCATATTTCACATTGAAATAAACTATCAAAAGAATCCATTTTATATTTTATTTATGAATTGCAATAATACTGGATTTGTCAGTAATTAAACGACACATCCCATATTGGTCTGTATTTTAATTTGCTCACCGTATGATTTTCTGATTATTTCTATTTGCTTTAATACCGAACCTACAAATAATTCAAGATCATCAATTGAAACATTCATCATTAAATTTTTTTCACCACATTCAATCTGTAATACAAAAACAGTATAATCATCCATTTCTTCTTTTCGTCTATTGTAAACCAATAAATCATGAGTATCTGAATATACTTTTATTTTAATTCCGTTCTCGAAATCAGAGCTTTCTAAGTTTTCAAAGTCAGTTACACATTTATTTAATTCAATTACGTTTTCCATTTTACTTTTATTTTAGTTTGTTTTATGCATTGCAATAATACGGATGTTATGCGTAATGCCTTGCTGACCGTTTTCAATTGAAGTTCCATGAAGGAAAAACAAAAAGAAAAAAGCCAACGCACTACTTAATATTTACTTCAATGATTATAAATTTACCTTGCATTTCAGATAATTCATCAAATAAATCATGTCCACCAATTTTTAGTATTCCTCTGTATTCATATTCCCCCCAAGATGATTGGCTTCCATAAGTCCAACTTCCTGTATAGTAATTATCGTATTCTGCTTCAACTGCACCAAATACTTTCTTTAACCATCCTTCAAGCATTTCTTCTTTGGAACATTCTTTTTCCGTAATCCAATAATTTACTTGAATTTCTTTACAATCAAAATCTTCAAACTCACTTACCAAATCAATTTTATCTTTGGCATCGTGCAAGTAAATTCTTGTTCCATAATTGTAATCATATTCGATAACCCCTTTAAATTCTTTTGTTTCCATCGCTTTTTTTCTTTTTGTTTTCCATTTTACTTTTATTTTAGTTTGTTTTATGCATTGCAACAATACGGGAGTTACTCATATTTTTTGTTTAAAATCCTCGGACTCATCCTCACTAAACACTCCTAATTGGTAGAATCCACTCAATGTAAGTACACACCTGCCTAAAGCCCTTTTCTCTGCCATAGCTATTGGATAATCGTTTTTATTATTCTTTTCGTTAACCTCTCCAAATGTTTCAATAATAGATGTTCCCATGTGGCCAGTTGCTTTTATTACAGCTGTTTTTAAATCCTGACTATGGTAAATTAAGTCATATTGAACGGTTATCCCGTTATTTGATTGTATCTTCTGAACACCAGTCCTTGTTATTATAGGTATTTTCTTTCCGCCTTTTTCTAATATAAAAACATCCTCCTGTTCTAGGTTGTTCTTTAAATACAACTCTTTTAATTGCTCTTGCTTTGTCATTTTGTTTTGTTTTAATGTTTATAGTACAAATATAAGTGTATAAATTAAATATACAAATATTTTTAAAATATTTTTTGATTATTTATAATAAATTATTGATTATCAATAACATTAATTTATCTAATTACCACGTATTTTGTTTCATAAATAGCCTCTATCAATCTACGTTTAAGTATCCACTCATTTGTTGCAAACCCTTTAATCTCGTGCCATTCAATGTGTCCATCGTGGTAATAAACCTCAAAGTCTACATAATGGTTACAAATATGCTTCCCATTCACACTTATTTCTATTTTCTTTTGAGGCTTCCAATGTGTTATTTCTCCAGACTTCTTTAACCAATCTAAAGTTTCTGCATATCTAGCCTCTTTCCTTGAATGGTAACTCCTTCCATTATAAAGGCTTGTCTTTGCATTATATTTATTTTTTTTTATCATAAATACATATATTTTAGCTTGTTTTCTGCAATTGCAATAATACGGTAGTTATGTGTAATTGTTATCATTCCGTTTCAATTGAACTTTCGGTTGAAAAAGAATTAGAAAAAAGCCCACCGCACAAAGAAGAAATACGATTTTCAGTATGCTGATAAAACTCTTTGTTTATCTCTATTCCAATGTAATTTCTTTCAGTTCTAATACAAGCCTCAATAGTGCTTCCAGTTCCCATAAATGGGTCAAGTATTACCATTCCTTTGTCTGTACTTGCTTCAATCAGCATTTGCAAAATATCTACAGGCTTTTCCATTGCCTTCTTTTTCCCCTTTTGGGTGCTTCTAATTACATCAGGCATATATTTTCTAACTTGTCGGCTGTTTTTAGTTCCAAAGAAAATACCTTCCCAAGTGTATTGCCAAGCATTTGAAGAATAGCAACCACTATGCCTTTCTTTATCCCAAATAATAATGTTATGTAATTTGAAATATTGCTCAAATCTTAAAAGCCATTCACTCATTTTGCTAAATGAAGTAAAGCAATAGAATGCACCATCAGGCTTTAATATTCTAAACAGTTCAGGCAATACCAAAGGCATTACATTACTTCTTTCTCCAACCATCCAACCATCTCTAAAAGTTGTTTTCGTTCCGTATGGTGGGTCTGTTATAATACAATCAATACTATTATCAGGTATTTTTGCCAAAGCATTTAGGCAATCTTCGTTGTATAATTTATTTATTTTCATCGTTTCTTTTTTCTAATTCTTTTTTATTCGTTTTCAATTCAAGTTCACTACTAAATAACCGCAACTACACATAACATGGGTTTGGCAAAAGTGGGCAGAAACATTCTGCAAACTTTGAGCATCCTACAAGCCCACCTTCGCCAAGCCCAAAAACGTTAGCGGTCAGGCTAAAGACAATTCCACTCCTTTTATTGAAAACCATAAATTTTGCAATTCATGGACATACTTAAACTTAAAATCTGACAAATAAAAATTATCTCCATCAGAATTTGTAATCATTACAGGGTCTCCAGTAATCCCTAGTCTGCGCTTCCATTCTTCATTAAATGGGATTGGTTTATAATAGTTAGGATGGTTGCTATTCCTATAATTAAGCATTGCTGCAAAATCTTCTAACTGAATAATTGTTTGTGTAGGGTTTTTAATGTCAAAAAAATCCATGACAATATTCCCAACCCTTAAATCTGATACTTTCATTTTATTGTTATTGAAATTGGACTTCTAAAAATCGGAGAAGCCCGAACCGCTAACACTTGCTTTGCAAAATGGCGGGTGAAGTGCTAATTTGAACCCTTGTATTTCCAATGAACGGTAGTGCTATATTGAAGCTTTGTGCTGTTTAAACCGCCACCTTCGCAAAGCAAATCCACGTTATACGCAGGTTGTGGCTCAAAAGCATTTCTACTCCTCCAGGTGACACCCTGAAGCTCGCCACAACCAAACATATAACATAGGATTTGCGTTATACCCTTTAGGTTATAATTAACCATAATTGTGGTATTTTTATACCTTTTCGGGTATTTATTCACTTCTAAGACCGTAAGCCAAATAAAACATTCCGTACTCATAATCAATACGGCTAACCTTTTTTCTCATTACTTTATAAAAGTAATCCTTAAATTCTTTTTCTTTCTCATCACTTATCGTTAATTGACTATACCATTCAGGCGTATATTTAGCCCATTCATAATTATACTCATCGGTATTATATCCAGCAATCTCAAATTGCTTGTTAATAAGATGTTTAAATAAATCTTCTTTTGGTTTCATTTTTATTTTATTTAAGCAAACTTATAAATAAAATGAATAATAAACAAATATTTAATAAATATTTATTAATTTATCTTTATTATATAACTTAACTACCTCAAAATGTGTAAAATAAAAATCTAAAATTTTGTCAAGTACTCGATTAATATTGAATAAAACAAAGTCAACATTTCTTAAATTAAAATACCTACAATAAGCAATGGTTATGTCTTCAAATTTTCCAGATTTATAAAGGCCTATAAACTCATCTCTTGACATTATTTCAATCTTATGTTTTGAAATTCAAATGATGTTTTATCCCATTCTAAAATACCAAAAGAGGCATCCCATGTCATGTTTGCTTTTTGGTGTGGCAAAAATGCTGGCCTTAAATCACCTAAAGTTCCTAAAGAGTAATTCTCTATCCATTCCGTTCCGTTAAACACCCTATGTTCACTTATTCTATGAAAATGACCACAAACACCGCTTCTCATTGTCCGTTCAAATAACCACTTCGCTGGGTTAATTCCGCCACTACCATGAAACTCATGTCCATGCCATATACTAAACTTACCACATCTTGTTTCTTGTTTACTTTTAACTTCTGTTATTCCATATTTACCGAATTGTAAAATTGAAGATAGCTTAAATTCGTCAAACATATCAAATTGTGGGTTTTCTCGAAGCATACGCTCCCAACGTTCCTCATGATTGCCTATTTTAAAATACATAGGTACATCAAAATTCTTCTTTAATCCATCCAGAAATATCTTGAAAAATTCAACTTCCTCATACAAATCCTTGTATGATCTATCTTGATCGTACCTAGATCCTTTATAAAAATCTAAAGAATCACCATTAAAATAAATAGCATTACATCCGTTTATTTGGCCATATTCTAAAGCCTTTTCTAATTTATGTTTGCAATGAAATGGAAAATGCACATCACTAAGGATAAGTAGTTTAGAACTACTTAATGGCATTATAAAATCTTCGTATGGATTTTTATCACCTTCAGGAATATCCCATTGAACTGAATCTTTTAGTATCTTATTACCAGAAGAGAAAGTATATTTCCTTATGATAGATCTAGCGTCTTCTATGCTTTTAAATAATTCAGGATGCTTGTCATGTAATAACTTAGCTAAAGAACGTTTCTGCATCGTTCCGTTATATTTATTAATAAATTTTAAAGCTATTTCTCCTTTTTTTGTTCTTTGTTTTGGCATTTTTTATGTTTTATTTTTGTCAAATATAAAATATTTTATAAATTTACAAAAGTTTTTCATTTTTTGGTTTTATTTCACTTAAGGGGCTTTACGCCCCTTTTGTGTTTTTAGTAAAAAAAGTTAATAAAACGTTAAATCAAAAAAATATATCATTTAAAATCAATAAGTTAAATAAAATAATCAAAAAATATTTGTTGATTATTAAAATGTGTATATATTTGCCTCAATAAACACTAAAATAAAACAAAATGAAAAAAGAAGTATTATTCGCGTTATCACTTTTGAGTGATTTAAAAGAAAGAGATTTCATAACACAAGAAGGTTATGATATAGTATTACACGAGTTATTTCAAGATTGCCTAGACAAAGTAAAGCAAGATTTGGAATTAATAGACGTTTTACAAACAATTAATAAACTATTAAATGAAAATAATTAAAATAATATACCATTGGTTAAACTGGAAGTTAGCATGGTTCACGCATCCAAACACATTAGGATTGGAGGAATTTTATAGAAATGAATATTTTAACGCAAAATACTTAAATAATGAAAATTGAATACGTAATATTAGGTGATTTAACATGTAAAGTTGAATACTATATAAACCCATTAAAAGGAGATAGAACAACTCCTGAATATGATACCTTTAAACTTGTGTCTGTTTTTTACGAAAATGAAGATATAACAGATTATTTCACAAATAAATATTATGCTGGATTGTTCTTGATGTGGAAAGAAGATATTGATTTTACTCCGCAACAAAATGCTGCCTTTGAATGGGATTGCGACTTTGATAAAATAGAGGAAGCTGCAATAGATAAATTATGCGAGTATGTTTATGATATGAATGATTACAATGAATACGACTAAAACAACTAAAATGCCTTATGGCCGTTATGAGGGTCAATTTATACATTCTATAAATGATAGACAGTATTTGCAATGGTTTTATAATACAATGAAGAACTTAAACCCGATTGTAAAAAGCGCGCTAAGATATAAGTTAAATATAAAATAATACATATATTTGTATGTCAATTCCTTCGTTGATGCAAGATATTAATTTAATAATACCCCCTTACCTAACTGGCGTAAACAGCTACTTGTGTTATACGCATGAAGGCTTTTAGGATAGGGGGTTAATATATTAAAATGGCAAAGAACTTCCCTTATTTTAAATTTATAGTTACTGAATGGTTAACTGGAGATATTGTGTTTGAATCTTTTGAAATACAAGGTTATTTTATAAATATATGCGCTTTATATTGGCATAGAAATGGAGTTTTAACAGAAGAAGATTTAGATAAAAGATATAAAAGAGATGATCTTTTTAATATTATTAAAGATAAATTTTTAACTATTAATGACGGTTTTTTATGTATAAAATTCTTAGATGAACAAATGAAAGAAATTAATGAAATTTCAGAAAAAAATAGTAAAAATGGAAAGTTAGGAGGTCGCCCTAAAGCCTTATTAATTAAGGAAAAAAAACCGACCGCTTACCGACCGCTAACCGACCGTAAAGCGAAAAAAAGCAAAGAAGAAGAAGAAGAAGATAAAGATAAAGAAGAAGATAAAGAGATAAATAAAAAAGAAAATATAATAAAAGAAAAAAAGTTTGCGTTTATAGAACCAACAATTTCTGAATGCAAAGATTACTTTCTGCAAAATGGGTACAAAGAAGATGCTGGAGAAAAGTTTTATAACTACTATTCAGTGGCAAACTGGAAAGACGGTAAGGGTAATAAAGTTAAGAATTGGAAGCAAAAAGCCCAAGCAGTTTGGTTTAAGGATGAAAATAAAATAGAAGTTAAACGTTTGCTTGGTCAAACATCTAGCGGCATGGTTTGGTAATGGAAAGATATTCAGACTGGGGTATAGACATACCTCAAAGCAAAATAAGTGGACAAATATCAACCATTTGCCCAAAATGCTCTAAAGAACGCAAAAAAAAGAATGTTAAATGTTTGGGAGTTAACTTAGATTTACAGGTTTGGCGTTGTAACCATTGCGGTTGGAGTGGTAAGTTAAGGCAAAATTTTCAAAAGAAAGTTTACCAAAAACCAAAATACGAAAATAAAACAAACTTATCTGATAATTTGGTTTCATGGTTTAAAACCCGAAATTTGGCTCAAAATACGCTATTAGAGGCACGAATATCTGAGGGAGGTATGTTTATACCAACTAAGGGGAGAAAATGCAATACGTGTCAATTTTTATATTTTCGTGAAAATGAGTTGGTAAATATAAAATACAGAACAGCGGATAAGCATTTTGTTTTTTACAAAGATGCTGAGCTTATATTTTATAATTTAAATTCAATAAAAGATACAGATGAGTGTTATATTGTTGAGGGTGAAATTGACGCTTTAAGTTTAATTGAGTGTGGCTTTAAAAATGTGGTAAGCGTTCCAAATGGTGCTAATTTAAATAAGAACAACCTAGAGTATATTGATAATTGCATAGAATACTTTATAAATAAAAAGAGGATACATATAGCAGTAGATAATGATATTGCTGGCCGAAAACTTCGTGAGGACCTATCACTAAGATTTGGTAAGGATGTATGCGACTACATAGAGTTTGGGGACTATAAAGACGCAAACGATGTTCTTGTTAATGAAGGTAAGGGTAAGTTAATGGATTATCTTATTGATTTTAAACAATTTCCAATAGAAGGTGCTTTCACTATTTCAGACATAAGTAACGACATAAATGATCTTTATGATTTTGGTTTAGACAAAGGAGTGAGTCTTGAAATACCTGAATTTGATTTAAATATCGTTAAGGGATATATAACTACAATAACAGGGATTCCATCACATGGTAAATCGGAGTGGGTAGATTATATGTGTATAAGAGCTAGGCAACTAAATGATTGGAATGGTGCTTTTTATAGCCCTGAAAACAAGCCTACTCAACTTCATTTTGCTAAAATGGCTAGAAAAATAATAGGTAAACACTGGGATGGTGGTAATAGAATGACAAAAGATGAGGTCCAAATGGTTAAAGATTATCTCGATAAAAAGATGTTTTTTATAAAACCAGAGAAGGATTTTACTTTAAAATCAATATTACAAACAACAAGAGAGCTTCAGCAAAGATATGGCATAGATTACTTTGTTATTGATGCATGGAATAAACTTGAACATAAAGAGAGTGATACTGCATACATTGGTAGATCTTTAGATGAATTGGGTATGTTTTGTGAATTAAACCAAATACATTGCTTTTTAGTCGCTCATCCAGCTAAAATGCCTAAAGATAAAGATGGAAAGTTTGAGATACCGACTATGTATAGTATTAGCGGATCTGCTAACTTTTTTAATAAAACAGATAATGGGATAAGCGTATATAGAGATAAGGAAAAGGGTATTACTACTATTTATAGGCAAAAAGTAAAGTTTGATCACTGGGGTAGTGAGGGGCATTCAGACTATTATTATCATTTTGATAGTAAAAGATATTATGCCTTAGGTAAAGAAATAGATTTAAGTAACTGGATAACAGGGCAAAAAGAGCAATTAAAACAAAGTCCAATACCATCATGGGGTAAAATGAATAATGAAACAGCATGGGAAAAATATGAACAAAAAATTGATGAATTACCATTTTAAAAATTAAAATATGAATTTATACGATAGAATAAGGAATAAAATTATTGCTTATAGAAATAAGATTGAGGGAGTAGTAGATGTAGAGCCTAAGTCATATAATGTAATAACAAAGGATGTAAAGCAAAGATACCAGAAACAAACAATATATTATGGTTATAAAAATAAAGCATATTATGAAAATGAGATGGAATATGGTATATTTACACATAAATATGAATACAACTATAAACTAGAAAGAGAAAGATTTAAATAACGGTTCGGGTATAAAAGCAGCGCAAACGAAAGGCAATGAGCAATGCAAGGTTAACAATTAAAACCGTGAGCACCAAGAGAGGGATACGGGTCTCCTGCGTTGCTTTTATACCTTGTTATAGGTAGTAAGCCTACGGATTATAAAACGAAAAAATAAGATACATGACATCATATTTTACATTAGACATAAGCCAAAGCGACATGATTAATTTATTCGACAACTCCGATTTGAATATTCGTGAGTATCGAAAAGAAGGCGAAGGTTTCTTTATAGAAATTAGACATAACGAGGAAAGAGATGGAAAAGAGTTGATAAATAACGAACTTGAAAAACTGAATATTAAAGCAACTATAAGTGAGTATCAAATACCTGAGCTTTGTAAACGATACTGGTAGTAGGCTTATTACCTATAACGGTCACAGCTATGTTTAGGCTGGGATTAAGAGTAATAACTTATCAAAATACAGTGAATTATGAACGAAGAAATAAACTTACAAAATGCACAAAAGCCCAGCTTAAATATAGCTGATGTTAGGCGTAGTGCCGATATGTGGTGGAAAACATTAAACCACGAAACAAGGGTTAAATATGCCACCGAACAACTTAATAAAAGAGGACAAGTTTTTAGATACAACAATGATGGTTTAATTTCTGGATTTACTTTATCGGATGTGGTAGAGTTGTTCAGGCATTACGCCTAACTCCCGTATTATTGCAATTGCAGAAAACATGACAAAATAGATGTATAAATAATAAAAAATAAAACGAAAATGTCAAAATTAAACGAAAAAGAATTTTTAGAAATGTATGGTGAGGCAAAAGTTGTTTTCACCTCTTATTACAAATACTCATTCTCATTTAGAGGGGAGTTTAACGGAAAATCAATTTATGTAAGTGTTGGTGGAAACGCTGAGGATATTTACAGATTTAATGTTGATGCGGAGGTTGAGTATGCCGTTAAAGATTTAGGAATGAGTTATGCCGAAGTTAAAGAAGGTGAAACAACTATTGCCGAGTTTACAGACGGTTGGTAGCACTTGCCGCTAACGGTTTAGGGCTTGTAGCATAAGTGGAATTGAAAGACTACTGCTCAATTAACCAACACAGCCTAATAGAAGTACTAAGGCTCAAAACTAATTAAAATGAAAAACTTTGAAGAATTATTACAGAAAGAACTTGATAAATTACCATATACTAAACACTTAGACGACGGCCAATATAATGATGGACAAGTTGTAGGTTTTGAAAACGGAGCGAGATGGGCATTGAGTCTATTTACTGTTAGTTGGCGAAGTGAACAGTTAAGAGCCTTCTCAAAATGGTATGAAGAAAAGTATAAATTTCAAATATCAGAGGATGCTATTAAAGAGTTCGAAAGTTTAGACTCTTAATTGCCAATAACGTTTTGCGGCTTTGCGATGGTGGGGTTTCAAGGCACAAATGTTCAACCCACAACTAATGTTTAATAGAATTACAAATGATGAATTTACAACTTCCACCCCACTATTGCAAAACCGATGTTATGCGTAGTGTTTTAGTCCACGCTGATTGCTTTGATGTGTTTCCATACATTGAGGATAAAAGTGTAAACTTAATACTTTGCGACTTACCTTATGGAACGACTGCGAACAAATGGGATAGCTTACTTGACTTAAATAAACTATGGAAAGAATACGAAAGAATATTAGCACCAAAAGGGAATATAGTTTTGTTTGGTGCAGGATTATTTGCTTTTAAACTTGCTTTGAGTAACGAAAAATTATTTAGATATGATATGGTTTGGAAGAAAAGCAAATGCGGAAGCCCTTTAACTGCTAAATATATGCCAATGAAGAAACACGAAATGGTATTAGTATTTGGTAAAAGTGCTTCATACTACAAACCACAACTTACAGAAGGAACTCCTTATAAAAGAAAATGGACGCCAAACAAAGTAAATAATATGGAATACGGAATAGCTGGTGTAATAACCGATAACAAAGGAACAAGACACCCAACAACGATATTAGATTTCCCTCAACAATGGCGAAGACAAGACCAACTACACCCAACACAAAAACCTGTTGAATTAGCTAAATGGCTTGTAGAAGCATTTTCAAAAGAAGATGATGTAGTAATGGATAATTGTATGGGTAGCAATACAACTGGATTAGCTTGTAAAGAGTTAAATCGTCAATACATAGGAATTGAAAAAGATAAAAATTATTACGATGT